GCTGTTGTAGTAACATAAGTAACTGTAATATCTTTTACAGCAATCTTTCTAACACCATATCCATCTGCTGGGTCTGTTGTTATAGACAAATCAACAAAATATGGTTTTAATCTTTGTTCAAGATTTGTTGTAATTGTTTTATCAAAAGGAAAAAATGTAAAACCCTCTGATGATGATATTATATTGTTGAATTTCAACTCATCAATTAAAGAATTGTCCTTTAAATAAATCTTTTCTGTTCTAATAATTTCTGTACTTGGAGCTTTTTTATACACTTGATTACAATACCACAATTCTCCTTTAAAACTATTTACTCTTGATTTGTATATTTCAAGATTTTCATCAACACGTTCAACTGTATCTTTCATAAAACTTGCACATACACTATCATCATCAACATCTCGATTCCCACCCCCACCACTATTATTATTACAAACTTTTAATACAGTATCCCATTTTGAAGTAATTAAATCTAATATAGCAAATACAGCGCCTAAGAATCCAAATATTTGTTCAAATAAACATAACAAATTTGCAACCTTATTTGAGATAGCTAAAGCTGCGTTTGGATTGTATTGCCTAATTGTTATATCTCGCATTTTTTTAAGGTTCTTTAATAACTGTTTAATTAACCTTTTAATCATTTCTATAATATATTCTATTAAAGCAATTAGAATAGCAATTAATGACATTAGTAAAATTAACAAAGCAAAAAATGGAAAAGCAATTGAAATAAATATCGGCATACAACGACGAAGTAATCTTCTAACAGCACGAGCAACAGACCAAGGTTTTGGAAAAGCACAAAGAACTTTTATTATACACAAAATGAATTCAATAATTGCCATCATGAAATAATAAAAACCCATAAAAATATTCAAATAATTTAACAACTTTGATAATATTTCAGCCACCGAAGTTGTTAATTTATTAATTTGTTCTTGGAGCCAACCACCTCCTGGTAATTTTAATTTCAATTTTGACAACCAAGATAAAATATCTTCTGGAAAGCCATCTAAGCTTGGTAATCCTGGTGTTGGAAAGTTAATATCATAAGAAAAGCCAGGTAGTCCTGGTAATGGTAAACCAAAAGGTGAATTGATATTATTATTTAATGGACTACATTTCGCGTTTAATGGCATTTTCCCTTTCTTAACCCAGAACTGTTTGACTTCCAAGATATGGCTTTAACAATGCATAACCATCTCCAGATGCATCTTTTTCATAAACTTTATCATAATTTCTAACTTGTCTATGAATTGGTGTTGAAATATTTTGAGCTTCATCTTTATGGAAATATATAGCCTCACCATTAATTCTAACATTTCCACCAGCATAAAATAATAAATCTTCATCTGTTCTAAATTCAATATTTTTAGGACTTGAAACAATAATTCCATCATTGTCAATTAAAATTCTACAATATTGTCCATTACCTTGAATTACTCTTAATTCAAATCTGTTTGTTTTATTCGAAGATGGCTTAACTATAGTTGTATCATTAGTGAATCTTGGATCTGGATCTTTATCTATAATAGAACCATCCGTTAATCTAAAACCAGGGTCGCCACCAATTTGATAATAAACATCACCATCAGTTTGTGTTGCCTTACTTATTCCGTTTTTATCACTACCAATTCTTTCAACTATACCGCCTTGATAATCAAACCAAGCAGATTGTCTGTCTGCTGTATTTGCGCCAATACTGCAATTAATCATCCCATCAAAAACAATAGTTCCAGAACGCCCACCTGCATTTGCTTTGTATCCGTCTATATTCAATTCAGTTGATACTATACTATTTTTAGTATTTTTCAAAATAGGTCTGGTTGTTTTATTTCCATCTGTGATAACATTGTCTGGTCCAAATAATATTCCACTTCTATATTGTTCTATTGTGTCATTTGGCTCAATTGGATATACGCAAGTTTTTGAAATATCATGAAAAGCTGTGCCTAATTTGATTGGACTTTTTGTTATTCTATCTTTTGGTAACAATTTATCATTACCTTTTAATTCAACAACTCCATAACCATACTGATCTAACAATACATCATTAGATTCAATATTCTTTTTGAAATAATCATAATCTGTATTGTTATCAATTTTTGTTGGGTTGATAGTTGTATAGTTATCATATCTGGATAATAAACCAACATTTCCAATTTCACTTGAAGCTGGAATGTTAAGCTTAAATTGCCCTTCTTTATCTAAATCAAAAAAGAACTTGCTTCTATTTCGTTTTAATGTTGCGTCATTATTTGTAGCGTAATTATCACCTTCACCATTTTCAATATTTAAATTTGTATTATCTTTTCTTGAATTTTGCTCCCAATGAAAACTTAAACCTTTTCTATGAAGATTCCTAACTTTAAAATAACTTTCACTAGTACCATCTAATGATGCTAATCCGTCTTGCGTCCCTATAGGTAAAACATTTCTATTTAAATCCACAATTTTTCCATTAATATCAGCAACAGTTCCAATAATTTTTTCATACAAATAATTAGGAGATACAAGACTTAAACTTAACGTATCCTCTTTTCTAACACGTCTTGATGTTAAAGGATTTTTTTTACTTACTGATGTATTTGCGTTTTGCTTAACACTTTCTTTTGTATCAGATTCTATGTTATAATCTTCTGGGAACTCATATATAATTTCTCTATTTTCCAACAATGGTGGATTGCGCTTTAATTCGGCTTTAGTTTGCTCTGCTATTATTAATGATGGATCAAAATTTACATTTGATAAGTTGCTATACCATTGTAAATATAAAGTTGGGTCATTATAATCATCACTATTAATAGTTTCTCTTTTATCCCTTAATATCAAACCAGATATATTAGAACTTCCTGTTGTGAAATTATAAAATTGATTGGACACTAAAGATGTTGCATTGTTATATTTTAAATTACTCTCCAAATCGAAATGCATAAAACCATAACCAATATCCCCAAGAAACAAAGAATCATTTTCATCTAATTGTACTTTAACAGTACCACTTTTTAATAAAAAAGATCCTGGTTTTAAATCTTGCATTCCTGAACTTTGTTCATAAATGCCAGAAACAGAATTATTATCAGCTAAAGTTAAATTTTGTTGATCATTGTTTGGATTACCAATTTTATCAGTAATATAATATATATTTCCAGGACCAATTCCACAATAAACTAAATCACCTTTTTTTAAACCATACCACATTCCAGAAAAACCATCAGAAGAAACCATAAATCCAGGATAACTAACTGTAGTGTTTTTTTTATCTGAAATTACATATATTTGAACATAATTATTTACAGGGTCTGCCGCTATAACTTGTGCTAAACGTATTTGTCCAACGTTTGGGTTGCTTACGTTTAAACTGCTTAAAACATCATCTAACTGCCCAAAGTTAATTTGATTGTTAGAATTAAGCTGTACGTTTGTTGAAACTATTGTCATTGAACCTTTACGTTTATATTTAATTGATTACAGCTTCTTTGATAATAACATTTGCTGTACTTAAACTTTCTGCTGTTGTTTTTGATGCCTTTAATTTGTTATAGTTATCATACATTGACGCAAGCAAAGATGATTTAACTGTTGTCTCTCCTTTTACATTTGTTTCTGGTGTCTTTTGAGATGCTTCTATAATGGCATCATTTGGCACCAATGAATCTTCAATCCAAATATCAATTATATTATTTTCAAGACAATTTATTTCTCTTTGAGTTATTTGATCTTTATTCATTAAATCATAATTGGGGTAAGTTATATTTACCATATTTCTAGCAATTTCCCAAGCCTTAGATGATGGGTTGCGTGGCTTGTTTATGCTTTTTATTGCTTTATTCATGGCACAAATCATAACATCCCCAGGAATATAATTGTCTTCTCCATTAGATACATCACCACCAATTATTTTTGCTTTTGGTACAATTTGCAATAATTGACTTACAATAAACAAAGCAGCATTATATAATTGTGAATTTTTAGAATAAATTCTTACACAAATGCCATCAAATTTTGAATTCTTTTGTGGTAGTGTCGTTGTTGACAAGTAAGAAATTTTGCCCTGAATGTCTAATATGGTTTGAGCATTTTTTGGTCCCCAAATAGAATCTGCCTTATATATATTAAAACTTGGATCTTGTGAATTTAAAGATGGTAATACAAAAGTCCCCAAAGATGTACCAACATTATTGCCAATTGTTCCTGTCCTGGCTATTCTATAATTGCCAATATTGAAATGTTGATTGTTGTACATATTCTTTCCAATTATATCCAAAGGTGTTGGAATGTATTCTCCTGGAATATGCCCATAAGTACCTTGAATACTTGTTGTAAAATTAGAACCATATGAAAATGAATGCTGTACTTTTTGAGCATAATATAACATACCCAAAGATTTTACATAATAATTTTCTCCAACTTGAACAGCTTCATTACCTACAATGTTAATAGTGGCGGATAATATTTTTGCTCGTTGTTGATTTAATAAAAATATTGCATATGGAGCTAATTGCAATTCTGGATTGCTTAAATATGGTTTATGTGAACTTTGACTTTCTTTAAACCCATACATCCTCCACAAATCATAATCTGTTGCCCAAACGTTTGCTAATGGCATATCTCCAACCTGGAAACCATTACCACCAACTAACCCCCCCAACTCTGAACCGGAAACATTTATTGATGTAAACTCAGGTTCATTTTCTTCTGTATCAATTGATATGATGTCTTTATTTTCAAGAATGAATCTATGCCCAGAACCATATCCAAAGTCATCAAAGTTTTCATCTTCAATCATATCATATAAAAAGTCAGGGATGTTATTGTCGCCAAGTAAATTTGGCATTAACACTTTGCTTAAAATGCTATTATCTGGAGAATTGATTCTTGATGCATTATCAAGATTTTTAATAATATTAACAGCAAAGCAAATTGCTTCATAACGTTGTGTAATATATTGTTGTAATTTTGTTTGAATATTATTTATATCAACAGGGTTTATTTTTCCATTTTTTGAATTTGGTAAATATTCATCAACCCTTTGAACAGTTTCTATTGGTTGTCCTAATTTCTTAGCTAATCGCTCTCTAATTTTTTGTGTTAAAGTGTCATATGAATTATATAATGATACAGTTGAAGATTGTGACAAAATATATTGATAATTTGTTAGTTGTGTATTGATATCAAAATGGTTTTTGGTATTAGCTGCTTGTTTTAAATTAGATACTGCTCCATTATATTTGTTTTCATTTCTTGAGAAAAAGTCAGCAACTTCATTTGTCATTTGTATTGGAATCCAATCAGAATCTTTTTGTTTATAATCTTCAGAAATTTGGTCTACTGCATTTTGTAAATCAGTTAATGTTCCAGCCGAATTTGTTAAAAATACAAAGTTTGAATTTGTTTGCAAATAACCACTTGTTGCCATTGTATTATCATCATTGGGGCAACCAAGAGATATTAGTGCTAATCTTATTTTATCTTCTAATATTTCAATTTCTTCAAATATAGCATTTGCTTTATTTTTAAATAATGATTCAAGAAAAGTTGGATATATTTGAATACCATACAATTCTTTTCGTTTTAACATTTCAAACAATACAGAACTTGGTATTCTGTTATATTTTGGAGTACGTAATTCTAAATGTCCTTGTGAGTTAATAAACAATTCCATACCAGTAGGTGTAATTGCTGTATTTAACTTGTCTTTTATCTTTGACCAATTTGTATCAATGAAATTATAATTTTGTGCAAGATTTTGTGCAATTGACTGGATATCATAATCGCTACTATATTCGCTACCAACTATAAACAAATTATTATCACAATTACCTTTCACTTGCCACAAACGACGTTTCATGACTTCATTTTGTTCTGCAATTTTCATTTTAAATGATCTGTTTTGTTCTTTTTTTGTTTGATCATTTGTGTCAGAGAAATATAAATTATTTCCAACAATAGAAATTGATGATTTTGTTAAATCAGATTGGGATAATGATTCTGTAATGTTTTGTTGATGTAATTGAATCTCTGCATCTAATTCTAAAATTCTTTTAATAATTGGAACTGAAATAGAAAGGTTAGATGTTGTAATTGTTGTTTGTCCTCGTACACCATAATTAATTGGAGCAACAAAGCTTGAAGGATCAAAAGATTTGGAATTGCCACTAACTTCCATTAATTTGTTAAGTAATGTTGCTTTTTCTTGTTGTTTTTGTTTAATAGATGAGCTTTGTGCAAAGTACATTGTTTGCAAAGCTAATTGAACTCCAAAGGTATTTGGGTCAGTTGTGACTTTTGCAAATGGTATAAAATTACCCCATATTTTATTTTGGTTTTTTATTCTTTTGAATAAACCTTGAAAATAATCAGTTGATGGATTAAAATTTGGATTTGTCGTAATTGATCCAAAATTGTTAGCACATCTCATAAAAGAATAAAAGTCATATGGCTCTCCACATACTAAAATGGAAATAATGTTAACTAAATCTTGTCCACCAAAAGGATCTTCTTGTGTAACTAAAGCAACATCATCTTGAACCAACTTAGACGACATTAATCCATCAGGGGTTCCACTTTGATTTATAATTGCAGTAGCAATTCCTTGTTTCCATCTATAAACAAACCCATCAGGTGGTGTGAATATTTTATTTGCCAATTGAGAATATGAATTTGATAACTGTGATAATGCAGTTTTTGGCTCAATATTTACATCATTGTATGTGCTTTCTGTTGCTATTTGTCCAGCATTCTTTCCATCTTGTAATCTTATTTTGCCTGAACTTAATAGTTTTGCGTTTTCTTCTAATAGATGGAATTCTGAAACTGCTGGTGTTGCACCTGTTGTTTCATCATATTCAAAATCAAATGGAGTAATTGGGTCATATAATGCACCATTCCATTGATATACACTTGGTTTTGTGTTGATATACCCTTGTTCAAAATAAACAGAATTGTCTTTTGCAGATATTGATAATTTATAGTTACCATCACTATTAGAGCTTCTTACAGTGTTTATTACACCACAAAATATACAAGTTCCAAAATCTGAACTAACAAAATTATTTCGCAAAACATTCCATAACCATATTGGAAATTCTTTACCAACTAAAATATTTTTTAAAGCATTATCTGTTATACTATATCCATTGTTAAAACCATAAGAAGAACTGTATCTTTTTATTTCAAGAGCTGTCTTATTTAGCATTCCTGCAAAATTACTACTACCAAACATATTCTTAACAACAGATGCAAATGATGATTGGTCACCCATCAAACCATCACTAAAATTTGTAAATGTTTGACCTAATCCGCCAAGAACTTGAGTATCATCAACTTTTTGTGAATCAACAAATATAGTAATAGTATCCATTGCTTGGATTACTTGTTTACCCATATAATTTAACATCATTCTTTTTCTAACATTATTTACATTCTTATTATAGGTTCTATAATCAACATAATCTTGTTGTCTAAGATTTATAATCTTGAATAATTTCTTATATATATTTTTTAACAACTCAAATTCATCTTTTGTTAGTTTTTCAAAAGCTGGATAATTACCAAATTTGGATTCATTGAAGTCATTTAATTTGTCTTTATAAAATTCAGTACCATCATCATTGGTAATTTGCAAACCAATCCTGTCCATAATAATTACAACCTTATTATAGAAAACAGAAGAAATATTTATTTTATATGATACAGAGGATGCTCCACGTTGATTTCTAATATTGTTAAATTGTACTTTCAATTGTTCAACTTCATTTTGAAGCAATTCGGCGGCAACATTGTATAATGGAAATTTTGTATATGAGCTTTGAAATATTGCTTGTTCAATATCATTTTCGTCAATTCTAAACATATCATAAGGCACAATAACATTAAGAGAACAATTCCCCTCGCCTAAATTAAGTGAATTAGATACAGTAAAATCTGTCACCATTGTTAATTCGATAACGCCATTACCATCACCATCTATTGGATCTTTTGATTGTTTGTTTGATGTTATCCAAGTTGTGGTATCTTCAAACCCTCCAAGCAATAAAGCGTCTCTTATTTTTTTTATTCCTTCTTTATTGCTTGTTAAATATTTTGCAGAATCATCGTTTAAAAATAAAGAATTTCCGCCACCTGATGCGTTAAAATCATCCCCTTCAATTTCATTAATTGTATCAAAAATCATATTAGCGATTGGAGTAACAATTGTTCCATGCTTTTTAATTACATTATTTATTTTTGTTAATTTTTCATAATTAGAAATTAATGTACATTTGTTTTTAAACAATTGCTTTGATGCTCGTAAAAAATGTAATTCATCTTTATCCATTAACTCTGTATTGTAATTGTCTGATAAACTTGAGACAAATTTCTTTTTAATTAAAACAATAGCTTCAGGTGATTGTGTTACAATGTTTTTTATATTTGGTAATGTTTTTGAAGTATTTGCAAAACCAGAATCTAAATATTGGCGCTGCATTGTATTATCTATTGTAGATAACAATTCTTTGGCGGCATCATTTAATGTTCGAGTTTTATTTTCTTTTCCAAGCAAACCGCTTGGCATCCCATATTGTTCAGCTTTGTTATTAATATAATCTTGAGCATCGGTTATTGTTGATTTAAAACTCATATTACCTTATTATTTATCAGCGTCATATAATAATCAAATTTATGCATTATATTCTTCTACAAGATTCTTTTGTTTATTAATTGGAGTCGTTCCATCAAAAGTATAAGGAATAATGCTATGGTCTGATGGTCCTGCTGTAGCTGTATGTTGCCAAGGCAAAGAGTTTCTTCTATACCCACGTTTTTGTGTAATAGTAAATGAAATATTATAATCAAACATGCCTAATTTATTTACACTTTCATCCACACTAAAATCTGTAAAAAATCCACGATAAGCAATTCCCATATAATACATTTCAATTGAAGAAGCAAATGCCCCCAAAGTTGGTTTTGGTAATGATAAACCAGCATTATAATTTGGATTCGTTAAGCCTTTCATAAAATCAAAAACTTGCCCAACTCCTGGAATTAATGCTCTGACAGCTTCTTCGTCTTCATTTTGATATTTTATTAATTCTTGAATTGCGATTGCATCAAAAGCCAGTTGTTCTCCTCTATAAATATTTTCCAAAACATTTATACCTTCAAAACCAGAAGACCCAGTATGCCCAGATATTTGCATTGTTGGTAATTCTTCCCCCCAATATTGAATTACAAACCCGCCTTTAGTTCTTTCTGCTCTAATTGTTTTTTTGTGTTGAATTTTTAAACTTTGAGGATTAATATACATATCAACAATACCAATTTCTGGAACCAACCATCGCATCATTCTTCTTTTATATGATACCGAACTTGCTGGAATACTACTGTTAATAGCTGATTTATAATTCGCCAAATCAGTAACATTGTTTATTGGATATCCAATATATGAATTGCTTGAACTGTTTCCAAAAGAATTTATATTCATTATATCCTGTTTCTGTTTGGCAATATTTAATTTGTGTTTCCAAGACTTCCAGCTACCATATTTTTTACAGCTCCAACCGCAACTGATAATTTATTTGTTATTTGTTGTACTAAGTTTCCACTTTCATCTCTCAAATAAATATTTACATCTAATGGTTCTGTTTGCATTGAAACAGATTGTGTTTGTTGTGGTACTGCTATTGGATTTTGTTGTCTTACAAAATTTGATGGAAGTCTAAATGGATTTTCAAAAGCTGTAGTTTGCTCCCCACGTTCAATTCTTAACATTTCTTCTTTTTGTTCTTTTGTACGTTCTTTTTCTGGCGTTGATTGTAATTCTTTATATCTTTCTTTAGAACTAAAACCAACAGCCTCAGAAACTCTAGTCAAAACTGCACCAGTTGCATTATACATTGTATCTAATGTATTAAGAGCAGCTGCTCCACCATATTGATCTAAGCCTTGTTCTTTAAACCGTCTTTCTAATTCCACTGCTTTTTGTCTTGGTGCTTTTAAATTGCTTATATTGCTTTTTTCTGCTAATTTTTGATAATCGCTATCAGAGCCAGCGAATACTCGTAAAGCATTACCCGCTTGCATTGCTTTAAAATGCCCCAAAAATTCTGTTGAATTTTGAGCCATAGTTGCTGTTAAATTTGTCTGACGTTGAGTTAAATCGTTGCCAGTATTTAAAGCACCAGACAATACACGCTCAGCATCAGCTTGCCCAGCTTCTCCACCTAAAGTGGTTTTAGACATTGCTTCTAATAATCTATTTTGCTCACCAGTTCCTCTTATACCAAATTGATCTAATAATCCTCGTTGTATTAAGAATGTTTTTTGCATTTCTGGATTGTTAGTTGCTTCACTTAAACTAATAGCTCTTGATCCAGATTTTTGTTCCATTGTTGTTTGTAACATTTTAACAATTTCACCCATCTTGCCTTGTTGGAGCATTTGTTCTATTTTCAAACCAACACCAACCATCCCTCCACCACTTGTCATACCAGAAGATATTCCAATAAATGCTTTTTGAGATAAAGACAAATTATGAACAGCGCCTCCCAAACTTTTTACTAATTCTATTTGACCAGCATAACCCAACCCAGAATTTTTTAATGCAGAAGATACTTGATCTAATACTTTCATAGTTCCTTGCATTTGATCTCCCCACATAGCAAATGTCCCATCCAATCCATTAATCAAGCTATTTATACTTTCAAATGGTATTTTTAAATTCTTTGCACCATCTGCTAAAATAGCCATACGAGTTCCAGCATCCTTTGCGCTTGAACCAAATTTTTGAGACATTGCACTTGCCATTTCTATTGCTTTTGAATATTCATGACCTGTACCACGAGCTACTTGAGACAATAATTCCATACTATCAACACTGCGCTCTCCACTTATTTTTGTTCTATTATCAATAACAGAATACACTTTACCATATTCGTTTGGTAAATTGCTTAATAAAGATTGAGTTCTTAATAAAGATTCCGAATAAGATATACCTAAAATGTTAGCAGAAGCTAATGCCTTTTCTCCAATAGTTGTCATTATTGCATCAAAATCACTACCAAATTTTGCGCCAGATTGTCCCATATCTCCAAAAACATTTGAAAAGTTTCCGCCAGCCATTGCTGCTGCAAATATTGAATTTTCAAAACCCTGAGCAGCATTTGACATTGATTGCATATTACTTATAATAGCTAATATTTTTTTAGAAATACCATCTTTTAATTCACCATTAACTGAATTTATAAATCAAGATAAATTCAGATTGCTTGATGATGCTTTTTCTGCAAATTTACCTAATGTTGCAACACCGTTGTTTACACCACTAATAAATGTAGCCATTTTAGATCCAAAACCCAAAGCGCCTTCAACTCCCATTTCTTGTAATTTATTGTTTGCATATTCTATAGTTTCTGAAAAATTGAACATAGAACTTGTTGCATTTGCTGTTTCTTTGTTTACACCCGCTATATTTTTAGCAAATTGAACGGTTGCGGCAGCACCAGCTTTTGTTTCTTGAGCAAATTGAGAAACTGCTGTTCCAGCATTTTTTATATTTTGTTGATATTGTGCAATTGCTGTTGCATCTGTTGATGGTATTAGTTCTGGCGATGAATTTGTTGGAGTAGTTGGGGCTGGCATAATTTCTCGCTATTGTAAAATACAATTATATTAAAATGCTGTGATATTATTGCTTTAAATATAATTTTTTCTTTTTGTTTTTTTTGTTTACTTTTTCTTTTCGTTTATCGTACTCTTCTCCTTCCTTTTCAACATAATCCAAAGCCTTTTGGAATTCTTCATCTGATAATTTTCTATTTTTATTCCCATCATCTTCTTGCTGTATTTTACGAGCCATTTCTGCATTCCAAAATGAACCAACAAAACAACCAAACAATTTCATTTTTTTCATTTCATCTTCTTGTTTTTGTTGCCAAGAATTATACAAATAGCAATATGTAATATCATCCATATTTACAATTCGCGAATCTGTTGGCAAACAATGCAATGTTTCACATAAGTAAATTAAAAATTTATGATCTGGCTCGTTTACTATTTTTTTATTTCAGAGATAACCTCCTCTGCTTCATTTTGTTTTTGTGGTAATTTTATTTTTATTTTGGTATCATAAAAATTATCCAAAATTGCAATTGCGTCTTCGCTCATGTTTTCAATTAATGACAATCTTGTTTCAATGTCATCATTTTCGCCTAAAATATCAGACATTAATTGATCATCAATTTTGTATAAACTTAAACCAAGAAAAACATTTCGAGTATCAAATACTTCTTGTAATTTTGTTTTACTTAACAATGATATTTTATCCAAAGCATTTTTCATATCTAAGGCGGATAAATTTTTCAATGTAATTTTTACACCATCAATATCAATGGTTGCATAAATTGTTTTTAATCCCAATAATGCTTCTAATTTGTTTTTACTATTTTTTGATATTACATTTTTTTCTTTACGTAATTGTACCACTTCAGATAACACATCGTCTTCTGTTTTTATTGGTTTATTTTGAGCTTCGCGCATTTCATTTACTATTGCTCGCTCTTCTGCAAAATCATCAACCTGTTCTTCATTTTCGTTTTCATCATTATCTACAACAAAATGACGTAATTGTTGTTTATTAGAAGATGTTGTGGTGGTGCCTATTGAACTTTCTATTGAGCCCATTTTTCTCCTTGGTTAACAAGGTATATATATCATTGGATAATTAAGAGAATTTAACCTAATGTTAGAACTGCATTGTATAATCCTGGAGCGTCCATTGAGCCTTTTCGATTACCAACGTCAGCAGCTAATTCATAAGCATCATAATAAACTTGTTGATTATTCAACCCACCACGCGCAGCTGGTTTGCCGCCAACTTTAGAACAAATATCTTCTGCTTTCCAACTGATATCATCCACAATAACCCAATTGTCTGAACTGTAGCTGTATGAGACTTTTTCAATCCAAACATTTTTAATAGTAGTAACAATTGCTTTATCAACAGTATCACCATCCATAATGTCAATTATTTCAATATCGAATGGTACACGTTGAGATTTGGCATGTAAAAATCCACGACCAAAAGCCTCAGTGGCTCGTTTGCGATTAAAACGAACAACTTTACAATCTCCAGAAATTTCTGTAGATTTATTTGGACATGAATCAATATGTCCGTCCGTTCCAAGTTCATCAATCATTTCAATGCTACGTTGTTCGTTGACGCTAATACTTTGAATAGCACCTACCGTTAAGTCTCCAACTTTAACAACAATCATTGTACTTAAAGAAGTACGTGTGGTATTGTCTGTTAAACCTGAACCAGTTTGTGGGTAAGGATTTTGTACTGCTGGGCTAGGTTGAGCCATAATTCTCCTTAAACATTAGAGTTTCAATTTGAATATGGCTTTATTGACAACAAATTAATCATAAATATTAATTTACAATTAATTTGTTGATATATATTCCTGGATTATTATTTAAGAGAGATCAAAAAAGATTATGAAAATAAGCCAACAGAGAACTTGACCCAAATCCAATTGATTGAATAAATTGGTTGAATTGCAAAACGAACGTTAAATTGACGTGGTTCAACATCATCTCGTTTAACTAAAACATCTTTATAATCAGTAATTAGTTTTCCATTTACTGCATTCAATGTTTTGTCAACTCGATTTGTTGCAGAAACAAGGAAAGTTTTGCTTTCTGCTTGTCCAATAAATCCTTTCAAAACTCCACGAACTAATTTTGCAACTGCATCTCTTATAAATACAATTGAAATTTCTTCATCTTCTGCAAAACCAGAAGCAGATGTCGTTTTACCCCAAACAATATTTCCACCACCAGCAACTGGTTCAATCAAACAAGCTCCGGCTTTGGTAATATTCTCAGAGACTGTAACATTATATGTTCTATCTTTAAGAATAGAAAAACCAGAAATTATTTTATTGGTTGAAGGTAATGAAACATTACCTGTTCCAGCTAATAAACCACCATGAGCTGCTCCTAAAAACATACCATCAACATATGTATTAGAACCTTCAATATTTACAACAATTCGATCTGGATAATGGTATACACAACGGAAAGTTGCTCCAAAATTATCTTCAATGCTATAATTTGCTAAATCTTCATTATCACCAGACAAAATTTCATTAACGTCATCGCCTTGAATTCCTTCAATAACCCCAAGATCTTCAACAGCAGCTAATTTTACGCCAGTAATGTTGCTTGGAGTTAAACCTTGAATAGCCCCAGTAAACAAAACCCGCTCTTTTCTGTTCTTGTTTCTTGACATTGCAATACAATGTTGTAATGCGTTTTGTATAATTGCGCTCTTTGTTTGTGTTGGAAATACTGTCAAAATATCCAACTCAAAACTTTCTAATTTTTCAAGAGCGCTAA